ATTTATATTACTGATAGTGATAGTGAAGAAGAAGTAGTATATAAGAAAAAACCAAAAGCACAATCACAACCAGCACAACCAGCAATGGATTGGCGAGATAGGGCACGATTATCTGGCTTCTAATATATTATATATATTTCACATTTCACTTTAACTTTGGGTTTTTTTAATATTTTTATAAATATATATATATTATATGAGTTTTACAAAAGATAAAGATATGATTTTTATTTAATTTACTTTATGATTTATTTTTTTTTATAATATGAATTATATGAAAAAGAAAAATGGAAATGTTTATACTATAATGCCTATTAAGGACAAATTCAAAGAACACTCTAAACACCATTCAAAAAAACATATAACTACTATGAAAAAAATGATGAAGTCGGGTTATACTTTTAATGAGGCGCATACTTTAACAAAAAAATTAGTTGGTAATGGTAAAAAAAAATAAAATATATTAATTAAATATATATATGGCATTCGGTAGTTTTATAAGAGGAGCAGTAAAAGCAACAGTTAAGGGTCTTAAAGGGGGATTACCTAAATTAATTAAAGGTGTAAAAGGTTCAGGCGGAACATTAGTAAAAGGTTTAAAACGAGGATTTAAAGGGGCCCAAGGTGTAGGACAATCACTAATTAATAGAACAACAAATTTATTTAAAGCAACACCAAAACCAAAAGGCGTTGTAAAAGAAACCGTAATCAAAAGAGGTAAAGATATATCAAAACAACCTATTATAAAACCGTTTTTTACAAAAGGCAAATTTGATGAAAGTTTAGTTAAAATAAAACCTTTAAAAGAAATTCCTAAAAAACCTTTTGTGCGACAAGGATTAAAAAAAGCACAAAGATTAGAATTATCAAAAGCAGTTTTAAAATCGGGAAAACCAGTTAAAAATTTATTTTAAATATTATATAATAAAAATATATTTAATTAATATAAAATATGGAACAACCTTGGATTTGGGTTAGAACCGGCAAGAACGAATTTAAAAAACAAAAAGTTAAAACAGCACCAAAAAAAGTTAAACCAAAAAAAGTTAAACCAAAAAAAACAAAACCAGTTAAACTGACTAAAAGGTCTTTTAGAGATATTTATTATAAATATTTATATTAAAATTTATTTTAAATATTATATGAAAAAAACATATAAACAATTATATAACGAAAAGTATAAATTTAAAAAAGATAAAGGACACTCCTTAAAAGATATAAGTAAAAAAACTAATTATAAATTGAGTGGATTACAAACTATTTATAATAAAGGTGTTGGGGCATATAAGACTAATCCACAATCAGTTAGACCAAGTGTTAAGTCCCCCGAACAATGGGCAATGGCGAGGGTTTATGCGAGTATTAATCCAAAATCAAAAGCATATAAATTAGATAAAATCCATTTGAAAAAAAAATAAAAATTTATTTTAAAAAAAATAAAAATATATTAATTAAATATATATTATGGGATTTGGTAGTTGGATTAAAAAAACTGCGAATAAAGTTGGTAAAGGAGTAGTAAAAGCGGGTAAAGCCGTTGATAAAGTTATTTCAAGTGATAGTGCGAAAGACCCACCACATATTAGGGTACAGAAAGAAAAAATGTTTATCCTACCAAATGGAAAAAGAGTATCTGCTTTTGATTTATTGGATATGAGGAAAAAAAGATTAGCAAAAAACAAAAAAGCGAAAGCTGCATTAAAAGCGGGTATTAAAAAGAAAATTAAAAAAAAGAAATAAATAATTTAAAGTATAGTATATGTTAATGTGGTTGCCTTTATGTCTTCAAATGGTATATTTAATTTATCAATCTCGTACCATGACCATATGCCTCTATTTAATTTATCGCAGTATTTCATAGAATTATAAATAAAAATATTAAAGTTTTTTGGGTCAATTCCACCATTAACACATATTTTTTTTACTTTTTTTAAAACTTTTGGATTATCTAATATTGATACAATATATAAACTAAAAAATGCTTCTTCGTCATATTGTTTAAATTGCTCATAGTCTTCGTCTAACATATATGATTTAAATTTTTTCAAATCACACTTTAATATTTTTCGCATATCGTTTGGTATTAAATCATCCATATATATATAATTAAATTTAATTTTAAATAAATATTTCTTATTATGTATAAAACTATTTAAAAATATTTTAATATATAATAATAATATGCCTCCTCGCAATTATAATTGTAAATTACAGCGTTATATTACAAGTGAAGAACAAAAGGATTTTATTAAAGAAGATGTTAATATTAGAAATAAAATTAGATATTGGAAAAAAACTTTACCATTTAAAATAACTCGTGAAGACTATTTAGATTTTGTTAAAATCTCTAAACACGGTAAGAAGATTGCCGAAATATTAGATTTTTTAAAAAATCATAAAGTAGGCAGATTACCAAAAACAGATGAAGAATTAAAATTTTTTGCTAAATATTTAAAAACTATTAAATTCGCAGAAGACCACTTGCACTATATTAAGACATTAGAATTAAACCAAGATTAAACATAAATATACCATTTTTTTTTTACTTTATATTGTATATATCCATAAAAGTATTTAGAAATATTTTACTATATATATTTATAAATGACTTTTGAAATTGAAAAAAATTATATTAATAATAATATGCCTTCCTCAACTGAAAATAATATTATAGAAAATTTAGACCAAGAATTTAAAAATGATAATACATATCAAACCCTATTTAATGATGTAGATACACCACCATTTAAATTAAATAATATAGATAATACTTATGATATAGCAAAAACTTTTTGGCCAATATTTTTCAAAAATATTAAATATTGTAATAACGAATGGATAGTATTAAATACAACTAATAACTTATGGAAAACAGTTAAAAAAGTAAATATTTATATTTATCCAAAATTAATAAAAGGATTAGATAATTTTAAAAAAGATTTAGAGGTAGAATTAAAAAAATCACAAGATATAGATGATGATGAATTAGTTAAGTGTTATAAAAAGAAAATAGAATTACATAAAAAAAATTATTTTACAATAGACCATACTGGTTGGATTAATAGGTTCAAAGATAATTTGGCAGAATTTGTAGCAGATGATGAATTTGAAAGTAAATTAGATAATAACCCATATAAGATTGCCTTTAAAAACGGAATATATGATATTAAAACCCAACTATTTACTAAAAAAATTCAACCAAGTTATTATTTAAGTAAAACATTAGACTTTGACTATATTGAAAACATAGATAATAACAATATTAAATTTATTCATGATGAAATTACTAAAATTTGTAATATGAATAAAAGTTGTAAAGATTATTATTTATCTATATTAGCATATGGTTTATGTGGCGACCCTTCTAAATATGAAGATATGTATTGTCTTATAGGACAATCTGCGTCTAATGGTAAGTCAAAATTAATTGAGGCATTAACGGAAATATTACCTATATATGTAGGTAAATCAAATGTTAAGGTATTAGAAAGTAATTTTGATAAAAAACATAAATATATATTAGATTTTGCTAAATATAGAATTTTATATTTAAATGAATTTGACGAGAAAAAAACAATAGATAGTCAAATGTTTAAGGAAATTGCTGACGGTGATAAAATTTCTAACGAGATTATGTTTGGAACAACTGAAGGTGTAGTATTAAAAGCAAAACCTTTTATAACTTCTAACTATACACCTAAATTTGATAAACAAGATAAAGGTGTTGAGCGTAGATATAAACATCTACAATTTAATTCTATATTTGGTGATGAAGAAGATATAGATAATTTAAAATTCAAAAAAAATAGAAATTTTAAAGAAGATATTATAAAGTGTAGAACTGAATTAGTACATATATTATTATCATATGCTCATAATGTATATATAAATGGATTACCAGAATATCCCAAAGAATATAAAGAAGAAAAAGATGTTATATTAGGTTTGAATAACGATTTCGGTGATTGGTTTGAATATGCTTGTGAGGAAAAACAAATAATAATAAAGAAGGATGAAATGTGTTCTTCACATTTATTACTAAACCAATATAATAAATACGCTCAATCAAATAATTTAGAATTACTCGCGAAGAATAAAAATTTAATTGATAAGATGAAACAATTAGGATATAAGTATGATAGACAAAAGATGATTAATAATAAGAAAGGTGTTATTATTGGATTATGTATAGTTGAAGATGATAGTGATTAAATATTTCACTTCACTTAATTTCACAATTTCACTTTTTAAAAATAAGAGTGAAATGGTATTTTATTAGTAAATCTCTTAATATATACTATATATATATATACTAATTTCACTTTTCACTTTCACTTTTAATTATTTTATATATTTTTATATATATATATATATACCTATGCTCGTGCTTGTTTGGAAAACTGATGTGAAATGGAAATTGAATAGCGTAATTAGTAAATCTCTTAATAAGGTCTAACAAACTATTAGTAAAAAAAAGGGAAATCAAAAAGTTCAAAAAAGGGAAATTCAAATTTCACTCATGAATTTATAATTTATATTTATAATTTATATTTAATATCTATTATTCACTTTATATCTTTTTTTTTCTTAATATTTTCTATTACATATCTTACTACAAGTATTAGTAAAAACTTAAAAAAAAATTGAAAATAATTTAATTTTTCATATATTCATAAATATAAGTGTTTAGTTAAACATAAATATAAGGGATTGTAAATATAATTATTAGTAATTTGTAAGAAGAATATTTTATTTTAACCATAAGTTCTCCGCGGGAATATCCATTTTATAGCAAATATAACTACAATAAAAACTTGGTGCTTTTTTGCATTTAATCATTTTTTCTTCTTCTTCATTATATTCTTCAAATACTATTTTGCTTTTTGGTACTACTATTTGTAGATACTTAATATTATCCTTGAAAATATCTCGTATATATTTACTGAATATATTAGTAGTATTCATAACAAGCATAAAAGGTTTATCAATCTCAACCAATCTTTTTAATATATCTTTTTTTAATTCAGTCTTAAATGGCGGATTTGTAATTATTATATCACAATTAGGAATATCACAATTTAACATATTCCAAGTTGTATCACCAATACAATCATATCCTAATTCTTTCCAGTATTGAATTGAATTACTTTTTGAATTCAGCATACAACTTTCCCAAATAACTTTATCTTTTGGAATTAAATGCGAAACTTTTTCCCACATAACCTTTTGTGTATAGTAGTCGTTCTTCTCTGCGTTATATTTAGGACTGTCCTTGAAGTTAGACATATTACTTTGTCTTATTTTAATCTTGTTGATATAACGAAAATAATAGCGCAATCAATTTTAAAAACTGTAATACAGTAAATACAGTCAAAAAAAAATTTAATTATTTTATTAAAATTTAATAATCTACTAATTTTTAAAATTTAGGCAATCATAAATTCCTTGTCTAAATGTGATATAAAAATACTACGAGTTTTAATCTGTTCTTCATAAAATATAATTGCTTTATCAGTATCCTTAATATATATAAGATATTTACTTTCAAATACTTCTTTTGTAATACTTCTTAAATAATAACAATCTTCGTCTTGTTCTTCACATACCCAATATCTTCCACTATTGTTTATTTCACTATCTTTTTTAAAATTCATATGTATATTAACTGCGACTAGGAAATCTTGATTATTAGGTATAGTTTTATTATTTGGTTCTATTCCAATAAACCCACATTTTTTTTTATGATTAACCCAATCTTCTCTTTGGCATTCCTTACAACAATAATACGCACAATTACAACCACTACAAACTTTAAAAGTTTTTTTAGTGTCCTTATAATATTTTTTTCCACAATTTATATTTTGACATGTTTTTAATAAATTTCCTTTATGTTGTCTTTTAAATTCTTGTATGGACTGTGAATATGTTGGAATTCTTATCATAGTAGGTATAGATTTCATATAATCTTGAAATTCTTGGTCTTCTTGTGTTTGTTGTTTTGTTTTATTAGTCTTCTTACCAGCATTTTTCGCCTTTTGTCCCATAGTGATAGTTTCCGTTTGGTGTTATTGAGAATTATAGAAACATCAATTTAAGAAACTGTTTTAACTGTAATACAGTAAATACAGTCAAAAAAAAAATTTAATTAAAATAAAATTAAAATTTAAATTAAAATTTATTTAACATATCCTTCACCACCAACCTACTTTTTCAGCAATCATATCTATTGATATAAACTCGTTATACTTTTTTTTATTATCTTCACAAATTTTTCTATACGCTTCTTCATTAACTTCTATATCGTCCCCATAATAACTAATTGTGGATTTTTTTTCACTATATAAATCACCGTCCATAACAAAATCCTCTATATCTTCTTGTGAAGTCATAGTATATTTTTTCCAATTTTTAAAGTTTTTCTTAAATTTTTTTTTATTTCTATTTCTAATTGCTTTTATTGTTTCTAATCCCGAAATTTTTTCTGGTATAAACATATCGTTTTTCCACTTTTCAGTATCATTTTTATAAGTTTTTAAATTTGGTTCTTCAAATATAGAGGATATATGACTTCTAATTAGAAAAGATAATAATATACAACATAAATATTGTTCTTCTCTATTATTAAATTTTAATTCAAGTCTATTAGATTTTTCCCAAGTAGGTAATATATCACATAAATTAACATTAACTAATATATCTGGTGTATCAAACGACGGAAATTTTATAAAAGTTCTTTTATTTAACTTACCATAATCTAAACAAATACCGTTATTACCATTCACTAAATTTATATCAGTTCCATTTCTTAACATATGAGGGTGAGGAATTATAAATTCACATACTTTACCTTTATTTAAATCTACACTATTCATAAAATTATTAAGAATTTCTTGATTAGAGGACATTTCCGTTTAGTGTTATTGAGAATTATAGAGCAATCAATTTAAGAAACTGTTATAACTGTAATACAGTAAATACAGTCAAAAAAAAAATTTAAGTAAAGTAAAATTAAAATTAATAATATTTATATTTTCTTAATATGTTGTTCAATTTTTTCTATTATTTCTTCTAATTCAATATTTTTTACGGTAAAAACTGGTAATACACTTATCGCCTCGCCTATTGTACGGTATATCTCAATGTTAGAAGTATTATCTATTTGTATATTCATATTATCGTCTATTTCGTCTATTGGAAAACAAATTACATAATTTTTATATTTTTGAACTATACAATTAATCCTTTTCTGGCAAGAATGTAATTCAAAGAATAATTGTGATATTTCATTATTACTTAAATCTTGAGTAATATTATATATTTTAGTATCTTGTTCCACCCTACTTGAACGAGGTTGTTGTGTCCAACATTCATGAGGAAGAGAAGACATATGATAGTTTCCGTTGGTGTTATTGGAAGTTATAGCGCAATCAATTTAAGCAACTGTATATACTGTAATACAGTAGGACAGTAAATAAAAATTTTAAATTGATTGCTCTATAACTTCCAATAACACTAAACGGAAAACTATGACTACTCAAGAACTCGCGCGTATTCAAACTCGTATTGACGAGAACCAAGAAATATTGGATACGATTTATCAAACAATTAATATTATAAAATTACCATATAAATATTTTAAGAAGTTTAATATTCTACCACTGGATATTGTTGAAGGTGAAATAGAAAAATATTTTGATATTAATATACTACTACTTGAAAATTATAACGAAACTAAACATATTAGTTGGGATTTGGACTACTTCTTTAGGTATAGTAGTATTCCTCAACTAACACAAAATTTCAGTAAGTATTTTAATAATATTCCCGAGGGTTTTATAGACCCACAACAAATATTAAATAATACAATTAATAATCACTATAACGAATACAAGGAATTAAAAATTATTAGTCCCGAAGTGGATATGAATTTAAGGTCAAAGGTAGAGTTATATGTAGGACAATCCATAAAAAAAGTTATTACTAATCTTGAAAAATCTGTAGAACGATATTCACTTGTTGCAGAAGAAATTAGACAACAAGAAATAGATAGACATAATAATACTAAATATTTTCTACCAATTACCTCGTGGTTGAGTGGTATGAAATTAACTTTTCCCGAACAAGAAGATTTTTATTTAGACGGTATTAAAATTGTAAAAGTCTGTAATAAGGTAGTCAAATATATAGACAACTTTAATAAACCAAGACAAATTAAAATAACTCAATTACAAGAAAGATTAGAACATTTTGTTCTCAATCGTCAAGGATATAGACTAATTACAGAAGATAGAACTTGTTATTATACTTATACTTTATCTAATTTGTCTATTGGATATGAAGAAATTAATTAATTATAAATAAATAAATAAATTTAAATTTTACTTTACTTAAAATTTTTTTTTGACTGTATTTACTGTATTACAGTTAAAACAGTAAATAAATTTTTAAAATTGAAAATTTTATAATTCTCAATAACATATATACATTTAAACTATATAAAAAAAATTTTACAATATAATATAATGACTACACCACAAGAAGACGAAGAAAAACTTTATAATAATGTTCTTATTAGATATTTACCCGACCAACAAACCCTACCCGAAAATTTAGAAGAATTATTAGGGAAACCTTTTATAAATAAAAAAGAACATGGAACACTTGAAGATAATGTTGAACTATACCAATTTAATATATTAGAATTTAATAATTCCGCGGGATATTATGATAATTGTTGGATAGTTAAAGTCCAATATGAAAAAGAATATTACGACCATATATATTTAAAAAATTTAATGATTGATATATTTGGTGAAAATATTGCGAATATGAGAAGTTCAACTGAAAATACTATTAGTGTTAGATTAACTGGTTTTGTTCCAACAATAGATAATTCGTTATCATATTATTCAACTAATACATTTCCTATTGAATTTCCTATTAGTATTTTATCTTATGGTAGGTATTTATCTAATAAAACGAGTAAATTTTTAGTACAATGTAAAATTAAACATTATATATTTGTTGAAAAGAGTGAATATCAAGCGTATTTAGGTAATTATTATAATTATTTAACAGACCAAGATAAGAAATTTGTGAGAATTATTGATACTGGTGAAGATTTCCATTTAAAAAATCTCGGTGGAACACCAGTAAGAAATTTTATATTAGACTATTGGTTAGAGGAAGGATATGATAGGTGTTGGATGTTAGACGACAATATTAATTATTATACACGATATAATCAAGGTCAAAAAATTAGAATATATAGTGATTTAATATTTAGTAGTATAGAACAATATATTAAACCATATGAAAATATCGGTGTATGTAGTCATAATTTAAGTGGTTTTACTACAAATGGTAGGTCAAGAACCATAATTGTTCCAAATGAAAAACATTATTCAAGTCTGTTATTATTAACACATAAACAATTTAGATTTAAACATAAATATAACGAAGATGTATTAATTAGTATAGATTATATTATTAGTGGAAAACATAACTTCTGTTTTAATCATATGTTATTTGATAAGGATACAAGTGGAAGTGAAGTTGGTGGTAATACAAATACTATTTATATGGACGGAACTAATGAAGGATATAAAAAAAAATATGATTATCTATATAACGAATTAAAAAGAATGTATAATCATAATTTAATAAGTATTGAAGGTAAATTTGATAAATTTATATTTTCAAAAAAATTAAAATCTAAAAGTATAAGTCATGTTGTAAATTATAAAAATATTATTATTCATAATAGACAACATTTTATACCACAAATAAATTTGTTAAATTTAGACGATAATTTAGAATTAAGATAAACAAGAAAAAAATAAAATAAGAAAAAATATTATTAAATTTTCTATTAATTTAAATTTTTTTTTATTTATAATTCTATTTACTTAAAAATAATTTAATACTTTATATATATATGAATTATGAAACTGGTATTGTCTATATGATAATATGTTTAACTAATCCAACTATATTTTATATAGGTAGTACATTAAAAACACTTGATAAGCGTATGACTAAACACGAACAACAATACAAATATTTCATAGAGGGAAATTATCATAATTATAGTATATATCCATATTTCACAAAATATAAATTAGAAAATTTCAAAATAATAGAATTGAAAAAATATAAAGTAGTTGATAGATTACACTTAACCGCATACGAACAGTTATGGATAAACAAATATCAAAGATTTAAGGGTATTAAAGTAATTAATATTTCACCAGCGTTTAATCCAATATATTTGATTAAGCGTAAGCGTAATATTACATGTTATAGATGTGGTAAAATAATTAAATTTAGAAATTATATGAAACACTTACAGACTTATTATTGTATTAATTATAATAATAATTTAAATTGATAAATAAATACTTTATCTAAATTTTTTTTTTAATATAATTTATTATATGATAAGAAGTGATAGAAAAAAGATAGACCCTGCCAAATGTTTTTTTAAAACAAATAGAATGGGTATTCCATATAAATATTGTTTAACAAACGATAAAGACTACGCGAAATATAATAGATTAACTTTAAAAAAAAATGAAGAACGATTAGTAAAAGCAGAAGAAGTATTAGATAAACAAGAGGATACAGTCGCAGATTTAAAAGAAGAAATTAGAAAAAACAAAATGAAATTAGCGCAAGATAAAAAAAATAAAGAAAATAAAAAAGAAGAAAATAAAAAAATCACTAAAAATCTTGGTAAGGAAATACTCGGTAATATTAGAAATAAAATTAAAAGTAAAAGTATGACTGAAATTAAAACTATGACTAGCAAACAGGCAAGAAAACAAGATAAGGAAATTCGCAAAGAAATTAAATATTTGAAAAATTTAAAACCTTCTACTGATAGTGAAATAGATAAAATACAAAAACAGATTATAAAATTAAAAAAAAAAAAAAAGAACTGGATGATTTTTTAAGTGATACAGAATAATTTTTTATAAATTATTTAATATATATATATTATATGACGACTATTGTTAAAAAAGAAGATTTAGAATTAAAAAAATATTATAGGAAAGTTAAACTAGATATAGAGGAGTATATAGATATGGAAGAAATAAAGAGGGTTGGGTTTGGATTAGACAATTCTGTTTATGGCGACCCCGAAGGATATTTTAAAGTTATTGATAAACAAGAAGACGGATATATAGTAAAATTCATGAGTTTAGAAAATTTGTTATTACGAGAAGTAATTGAGGGTAATTTAGATAGTGATGATAGTGAAGATTTTGAAATAAATAAAAAATTTGCTAAAAAAATTAAAAATCAAGATTTAGATTTAGACGAAATGACTGATAAATATGCTGAAATAACTTTTAATAGAATTATAAAAGAAGTTATAAAACAATATAAAAGTAATGGTGAGGAGGGTATAAAATTAGAAAAAAAAAAAGCTCTCCTGCCAGGCGACCAACGCGTATCCGTGGGATACACAATTGATATAGAAAACGATACAAGAAAAGCATATGAAGAATTTTTAAAAAAATACACTATTTTTTCTAGGGACATACTAACACCATACTCATATAGGGATGAATTTGATGTTTTTTATAGGAAAATCAAATTAAATATAAGTGAATATGTAGAAAAAGATGAGGCAGAACAATTAGATATGAACCCTATTTACGGCGACCCCGAAGGTTATTTAATGATAAAGAAAGTATATAATCCCAACGAAGAACAGTTCGGTGAGCCTTATCTAGGATATATAGTTCAATTTTTAAATTTAAAAAAATTAATAGAGGCAGGTGTAGTACGACCAAAAGGTAATGGACAAATAGATAGAAAAATCTATTACAACAATTTACAACTTGTAAGTGAGAAAAGGGTAGAACTAAAAGATTTAGATGAAAGATATATTAGAATAGGTTTTGAAGATTTAATAAAAGAAATAATAGAACAATATAAAAGTGATGGTGAAGAAGGAATAAATATGGATAGTTCGGGAAAAACATATCTAGATGATTATAATAAAACACGCACACTTCGTGAAATTGCTAAAGATATGAGAAAAACACGAGATTATACTTATGTATTATATCATGACGCACATTTAAATAATATTAAAGAATTTACAGAAGACAAAAAAGTTCCAATTACAGACAAAGAAAGAATTTCTAAAATGTTAGAAAAACGAGTATATAATCTTCAAGGTAATTATTACCCGACTTTTGACTATGACCGTGAAAAATTATATAAAAATTATGATTTTAACATAGATGTTGATGATTTAAAATCTATGGAAGACATATTAAAATAATTAATTTAAAAATCTAGTTGGTATTGGTGGTTGTAAATCATTTGAAGGTTCTTTCTTCTCGGGATGTTCAAGTTCTATATCCTTATTTAATTTAATTTTCTTTTTTTTACTTTTCGTTTTTATTTTTTTTACACAAAGCATATATATATATTATATATTATATTTATATTTAATACAATCTATTAAAAATTGCTCTTTTTTAATTTTCATAAGTCTATTACTTTCGTTTATATCTTCACTTTGAATATTTAATATTTTTTTTTCAAGAAATATAATTTGATTGACGGCATAATCAAAATCGTCTGGATACAAATAATTATATATTAAATTAGAAATCATATACTTTATATAATATTTTAAATTTACATAAAGTTTTTAATATCAGGCACAGGTAAAATTTTTTTATTATTTTTAATTCCTTTTAGTACCACAGTCATACTGCGTTTTTGTCCCTTATCTACTTTGCCTACTCTATTATTTAGTTTAGGGACATTAGTAGTTTTAATATTATTTGGTTCAATTAGAATACTAATTTCACTATACATATATTAATATATATTAAAAAAAAATATAGTATAAAGTATTTAATCTATTTTATTATACACTTCGTCTGCCATTTTAGAACTATGTAGCATCTCTTGTCCTAACTTCTTCTTTTCTTTTAAACTTAAATTATCTTCCTTATATTTATGACTAATATAAATAGTCCTTAATAAACTACTTGAAACATTTTTTTCTGTATATGCTTGAAATAATTTGACTAAATTTTTGCTTATACCATTACTCGTCATAGGTGTATTTTCACTTGGATTGATTAATAAATAATCACTTTTAGTAATATTTAACCAGTCGTTAATTAATGCTTTTAATAATTTATCGCTCCATTTTATAACTTGTTGTCCTCGTTTATCAGTTTTAAATTTATTCAATACAAAATAACTATTAGTTTTATTTAATACTAAATAATTTTCTGTATCACTTTTAGGGTCTTTGCGATATACTTTCATGTTATCATAATCATTGCGGATTGGTGGAAACGACTTGCCTGAATATAAATAAAGTAATAAAACTTGTTGTATTAATATTTTATCTTGAACTTTTAATTTTATAGGTGCTTTCTCTAATAAGGGTCTAATAACGCCCCTTAACTTTTTTAGAAGTTTTAAAATATCTGGGTATTCTATCCAATTTTTTTCTTGTTTATCGTTTTTTTCTTGATTTTCATAATTATCTATTACTTCGTTTTGTAATTCAAGCATTTTTGCGTAATATTTTTTATGTGCTTTTTCATAATCTTCATCATGTTGTAATGCTACCACAATTGCTACTAAATAATTTTTAATTGTAGTGCGGGCTTTATCTTTTATTAAATTCATAATTTTATCATAATCTAATAAATAATTTAGACTTTTAATATCTTTATTTCCCTTGACTAAATTATGTAATATTTTTAAATTACTAATATATGCTTTTAAACTACTATCACCAATATTCGGTTTATGTTCTTTTATAATTTTTTCTAAATCCATATATATATATATTAGATTTTTTTTTATATATTTTTACCTCATAAATCAATTTAAACAATTTGTAATACAAGTATTTTTTTTTTGATGATGTTTTAAATATTGTATTGATACAACTGCCCCACATTTTTCACAATTAATTTTTTTATTCATTTTATCTTTATTTTCTTGATATTTTTTTTTTCTATATTCTTGAATTTTTTGTTTATTATTTTGTATATATTCTTTATGTTTTTGACCTAATATAGTTTTATTTTCTTCCCTATATTTTTTTATATATTCATTTTTATCTTCACTACAATATGCCTTTCTTTGATTTAATAAATTAGTTTGTTCTTCTATAACTTCTTGTTCTCTTTTACATAATTCTTCTTTTGAATTACAACTATAATTCTCAATTAAGATAATTTTACAATTTGATGCTTTATGATGATGACTATTATATCTTCTACATAATGTTTGTGTAGTTGAACCTATATAAATAATTTCATTATTATCATTAATAATTTTATAAATTTTACCATTACTATAATTTACCATTTTTTACTTTTTTTTATTATTTTATTTTTAAATATTTTAAATCAATTTAAACAATTTGTAATTGATTAAAGTTATTAAAAATTCTTAATTTAATTGGTAATTGTAGATTGATGAACATAAAATTAAATGGTTGTGCGAATACATAATCCATAATTAAGTCTGCTTCTTTTTTATCAAGTGGTAAATATTCGTCTGCTAATATTGCTTTTTCTGCTTTTGTAGAATTAAAGAAAAATACTTGATTTGCCTGTGAGCGTATA